GTAAGAATTGCAGAAAAGGCTGTCGTACCTACAGGTGAGTTTGGAGAGAAAGTTTATGATCAAATCAGAGTGATTGAACCAGGAGAATACAAGATTTATCGAAGGAAGGAGACTACGAAAGATATGTACACAGAGGATGATGCGTTTGCAGGTAATTTCGACTCTCCTTCTGGTGAACAAGAGTATGAATTAGTTGAATCAGGTGATTTTTCGTTAGGTGAAATACCTTTAGTGACTGTTTACGCAGGAAAAACAGACACGATGACAAGTAAACCACCGTTATTAGATATTGCTTATTTGAATTTGGCACATTTTCAACGTCAAGCTGACTTAATTCATAGTTTGCACGTTGCTTCACAACCTTTACTTGTTATGGAGGGTTGGGACGATCAAACAAAAGATATGGCTATAAGTGTTAATTATGCGATGGCAACTCAACCAGGAAATAAAGTTTATTATGTAGAGCCAGCCGCTAGTGCATTTGAAGCACAAGCAGCAGAAATACAAGAATTACAGTTACAAATGGCAACTTTAGGAATTAGTACACTTTCACAGCAAAAATTTGTTGCAGAATCAGCAGATGCAAGACGTTTAGACCGTGTAGA